GCTTTTTGACTGTAGATGAGGTGAGAGATATGGAAAATAGAGATCCAATTAATCCAATTGACCCTATACCTATTGAAGCCGATGAGGATTTCCCAGACGAAACCTATGAGGATGAAGATGACAATGAATAATGAGCAGCGCGTCTTTGCGCTAGATCTACAAGTACGCGCCGATGGCGATGGTCGCACGATTTATGGTATCGCTGTCCCATATGACAAAGAGCAGCGCGTAAGCGGTGACACTACTGAGGTATTTAGACGTGGCGCTTTTGCTGAGGTTATTAAGGCAGCTCATCGCGTGAAGCTATTAAGGAACCACGACTCTAAAAATCCAATAGGACGAGCTACGTTACTACGTGAGACAGATGAGGGGCTTTACGCAGAATTTAAGGTAAGCCGCACACGTGAGGGAGACGATGCGTTAGAGCTAGTGAAAGATGGGGCACTAGACCAGCTCTCTATAGGTTTTATGCCAATTAAAAACCGTAAGCGTACAGATGGCGTTATCGAAAGATTAAAGGCTCATCTAGCAGAGGTATCGTTGGTTACTTTTGGCGCATATGGAGATCTAGCAACTGTCAACGGTGTACGCTCTCAGGAGCCACTAGGCACACCTCGACTCGATGCAGCTAAGGCGATTTTAGATGCCATACAGCATCGTAAATAATCATCCTGACTGCGATGGCTACGCAGTCGTAAAAGACTCTAATAATGAGCTTATAGGCTGTCATCGGACAGAGGCGCAGGCGCAGGATCAATTAACGGCGGTAAATATAGCTGAGTATGGCGAAAGAGCTTTACCTGATAATTACAGACCTGCAGATAGTGCAGACGTCCCAGAGGGTCGTAACTGCGGTAACTGCGGTTTTAATGTCAATGGATACTGCATTAAATGGGATGCTGAAATCGCTGCTAATTTTTACTGTAATGCCTGGGAGCCAATAGCTCAACGTCAGGAAAGCTATAAACCTACTGCAGCTATGAGAGCTGAGGCTCAACGCGGATTAGACTGGCGTAAAGAATATGGGCGCGGTGGTACAGCTGTAGGAATCGCTAGAGCGCGAGATATTGCAGGTGGTAAATCTTTACCTTTAGAGACTGTGTTACGGATGCGGTCTTTTTTTGCACGTCACGAAGTAGATAAAAAAGGTAAAGGCTTTAGTCCAGGAGAGGATGGCTACCCTAGTAATGGTCGCATCGCCTGGGCTTTATGGGGTGGAGATCCTGGTAAATCGTGGGCAGATAACATAGCTAAGAAAAACCAAAATAGGACAGATAGAGCCTTAGCAATACTAAAACTATTACGCAAAATATAGTAAGATATTCATAGAGTAAGACACCTCGATTTAACAGGTGCGACACCTCGCATAGTGCGACACCTCGCCACGTTACAGATCGACACCTCTACGACAAATAATTAACTTTTATTCTAGGAGAGTAAAACGTGGGAAATAACTTTTTAGATGGTCTACGCGAAAAGCGCGAGACTAAGACCTCTATGATCCAGACGATCGTAGACCGCGCCGCTGAGGAAACTCGCGACGTGACAGAGGTAGAGCTAGCTAATATCGAAGCTCTAAACCTCGAAGTAAAGAAGCTCGACGAAAGAATCGAGCAGATTTCAGATATGGAATTACGTAACGCTAAGGCCGCAGATCTAGCCGCTAAGGTAGATAGCACAAAGCCAGCTAGCGAAAAGCGCGAAGCTATCAAAGTAGTTAGCGAACCTGTTACATATTCCGAGCGCAGTGAGTACAGCTTCCTTAGTGATGCTGTAAAGGCGCACTTTAATACTGACGTAGCAGCATCTGATCGTATTCGCCGCCATCAGCAAGAAATGAATGTAGAGTACAGAGCTACATCGACTGGCGATTTTGGAGGCTTGGTCGTACCACAGTATCTAGTAGATCTATATGCTCCTAAGCTACGCGCTGGTCGTCCTTTTGCAGATGCTTCACGTAAGCACGTACTTCCTGCCCAGGGTATGTCAGTAGTACTGAGCTTGATCGGTACTGGTACCAATGTCGCAGCACAAACATCACAAAACACAGCGGCAGTAAGTCAAGATCCAGCTGATAGCACACTTACTATTAACGTAAATACTGTTGCTGGACAAAACAGTGTCTCTAAGCAAGCTCTACTACGTGGATATAACTTAGAGTCAATTATTATTAGCGATTTGCTACGTGCATATAACACAAAGCTAGACGATCTGCTACTAAATGGTACAGGAGCTAACGGTCAACCTCTAGGAATCCAGAGTATGACTACTGGAATTTTAGTTACTTACACCGCTACCACTGGTACAGTCGCAGGTGTTTTCCCTAAGATCGCAGATGCGATTCAGTCGATACAGTCCAATGTATTCGCATCACCTAACGCCGTAATAATGCATCCACGTCGCTTAGGCTTTTTCTTAAGTGGATTAGACGGTCAAAATCGTCCTCTAGTAGTTCCTACTGCATATAATCCAACTAATGCTATGGGAACTGGTGAGGGATACCCTAACTACGGTAATAACTCAGGTTATTCAATTCTTGGTCTACCAATTATCACAGACGCTAATATCACTACTACGGCTGGTACTGGTACAAATCAAGACACTATCCACGTCGTCGACCTAAATGAGTCTCATCTATTCGAGGAGGCTGGTAGTCCGACATACGTTACGTTCGAGGAACCAAATGGAAAGGTTGCGCTAAATATCGTTATGTACGGTATGTTCGCATATACCTCTCTACGTTATCCTAAAGCGTTCGCACAAATTAACGGAACTGGATTAGCTACACCTAGCTTCTAGTGCTAATAAAACCATCTGGGGGGCTACGGCCTCCCAGTGGTTATAACCATCCAGGATCTAAGGGGCGTGCTATGAGTGATATTAGAAAACACTTTAGTAATGACCTATTCTCGAAAATACCTGTCCCTATTGACGATGAGGCTCCTGGATGGCTATAACTAACGGTTACACCACGCTTAACGCGATGAAAACTTTTTTAAGTATTGCAGATAGTACAGACGATACATTATTAGAGGGACTTATTGAGTCTGCCTCTCGCAGTATTGATCGCATCGCTAACAGACGATTTTATTTAGATGCTAACGCGTCAGCTCGTCAGTATCGCGCTTACAGCGAGATATTTACCTATGTTGATGATATTGGAACCAGTAGCAGTCTAGTAGTAAAGATAGACGACGATGGAGATGGCGTCTTTGAGACTACTCTTACTCTAAACACAGATTTCTTACTAGATCCTCTTACTGCCTCGTCTTTAGGTAGACCCTTTACTCAGCTGACAATGGTTAACACTACTTATGTCTGGCCTATATTCCCTGGACTGTTTAGTAATGGTCTGCGTCCAGGTGTTGAGGTTACTGCTAGATGGGGATGGCCTAGCGTTCCAGATGACATAGAGACGGCGTGCCAGATACTTACAGCTGACTTATATAAGCGTAAAGATTCTCCAGGCGGCATCTTAGGTCTAGGAGATCTAGGAGCTGTACGTATGAGTCCTCTAGGTCGAGACGTTACTGCGATGGTACGCGCTTATAAAAAAGAGGTCGTCGCTTAATGGTTCCATCGACAGTACGTGCTAATCTTAAAGCACGACTAGCAACTATTACAGGCTTAAAGACTTACGATTATATTCCAGACTCTGTCAACGTCCCAGGTGCAGTAGTAGGTCAGTTAGATCTTAATTTTGACGCCACCTTTAATCGTGGTTTTGATAACGCTACCTGTACAATACTTTTAATTGTAGGACGTATGAGCGAGTCAGCTGGACAGACAAAGCTAGACGGTTATCTAGCGTCAACAGGTTCTACCTCGGTAAAAGCCGCGATCGAGGCAGATGCAACACTTAGCGGCGCTGTCCAAACCCTGCGAGTAACATCCGCTACCGCTGGATCTGTACAGGTGGCTAGTATCGATTACCTTGCGTATCGGTATAATGTCGAAATGATCGGCTAAATAAAAGGAGAAATAAATGGCGATCTTTATGGGTAATAAAGTAGCTGTAGTCGCAGGCACTACAACTATTACCACTTTCGTTAGCGCGGTCAGCCTGTCGCGAGAAATCGATGCTGTAGAAATTACCGCTATGACTGACACAGTACAAAACCTAATCGGTGGTATTGAACGTCCTAGCGTTACGCTTGAAGTGTTCAACGATTTCGCTGCATCTAGCGTTAACTCAATTTTTGAGGATGCACTAGGATCAAAATTAGCTCTACAGCTAATTCCAGTCTCAGGCACTGTAACAGCGACTAACCCTCGCTACTCAATGTCTGTGTTGGTTTCACAATGGCAGCCCATTAATGCAAGTATCGATGCGCCAATGACTGCCAGTATCACACTTCCAGTAACTGCTCTTACTAAAGCTACATCTTAATTAACTAGAATAGGGGACATAAATGGCTACGCAATTAATTAGAGTAACTAAAAAAGACGGTAAAGAGGTAAATTACGAGCTTACGCCAGCGGCTAAGGTGGCTTTTGAGAGTCACTTTAAGACTGGATGGCGTAAGCGACTAATTGAGGAACAGCGTGAGTCTGATTTATGGTGGTTCGCTCATTATCTGATAACCGCTAAAGGTGAGACAACCGCTGCTCTTGATGACGATTTCTTAGGTCAATATAAAGACGTAGATTTTGTTATCGACTCAAAAAATGGATAGACCGACGCGGCGACATATGGGAGGTCGCAGCTGTGTCGGTAGCGACGAGTATCTC